TCAGGGAAGGCTTACTGCCTTACCCTTAATTCTTGATGATACTATAATAGCACGATTGTTAGACCAGTGCGCTTCAACCTAGTTCACATTAGTTCACATTAGTTCACATTAGTTCACATTAGTTCGCTTTTATCAACTACAACACCCAATTCACGGATTGCATCTTTCTTCTTTTTGTAAAAAGTGGTCTTGCTGCATCGTAAAAATTCAATCATATCATACACGTTTGCTTTCTGAATATACACCATCCTTAGAATTGTTCGACTTGCAGCCTTAGGCATTTTATCAATCAATTTACTGAGCTCAATTCTGCGCTGGATAGCTTCAGCAGTTGCTTGCTTCATGTACTCTTTCAAGGAATCTTGCATGCTAAAAATATCTATGTAACGTTCATCTAATCGAACTTTCTGACCACCTTGAACCTTATCCATGCTCATTTTAGGGCTAGAAAGTAAACTAGCTTCAAGATTAGCAAGCTCGTCTATTCGATTCTGTATCTCTTCATCCAAATTCTGTAGTTCATCAAGTAACTCTTTAGCCTTGTTCACTCTCTATCTCCTTTGTGATATAATAGTCTTTGCGAGAACTATTAGCTGAGGCAGAGAGTACCTTGGCTTTTTTGTTTTAGTAGCCATTGAGTATATTGAGAGTCTCCTCATAGCTAAGTTTTAGTGACTGCTTGTCTAACCGTCCGCCGTTTTCTAAATCACGGTCAATAAACCATTGTTTTACGTTTTCTAGTGTGTTCATGATAATTCCTCATCATCTTCTATTCTTATCAAAGTTTTTCTATTTGGGAAATGTGTTTGGTACCATTTTCTTGAATACATTTTCAAGGCATCTAAGCTTATACCAGTATATTCGCTTATCTCATATAATGTTCCCATTGTGACAAACCTATCTCCTTGATATAGTGCCCAATCGTGATTCCATTTATCGTTAACTACCATTCAATCCCCCTTTCTACTCTTTTGACTAAGCACTCACTACAAACACCATTTTGAAATACACAATCATAATCCAACTTGTCTTTCGAAAAGAAAAACTTTCTACAATCTTCACAATCTAACTTATTGTTCATTTATTTCTCTTTCTAAAGCGGTTCCGATTTTCTCTCTATAATAACTTAAAACCTTGCTTTGGTTCATTTTTGTTTGTGTGATATTATCTATAAAAAACTCCAAATCTGCACTCATTTCATCCAACAACTTAACAACTTTCAACTGATATTCCATATCAGGTACGTCAATCGTTATTTTTGAAAATCTAGTTAGTGACAACCCTGGTTGATTGTCGCCGTCTGCGCAACGTTCTATCTCTTCCCGTTTCATTAACAACCAATGAAATAGATATCGCTTATCTATCATTTCTTTCGGCTCAACTCTGAAGCTATCTCCATTTATCCAAAATGGATCTCGATGGAAATAAACAGCACCAACTGTACCCTTACGAGTCAAGCGGATTGTGTCGCTCCCACAGTTGAATTTATCTGTAGTTCCCTTGGCTTTCATACCAGCGCCATAGATAAAATAAGGTCCATCTGTTGCTTTCGTTCTAGTACCTGAAATAAGCTCGCAAACTTCTAGCAATCCGTGCGTTGTTATCTTATCTGGTTTCATTCTAATCCTACTGCAAAATTATAAGCCAATAAATAATCATCTAAGACCTTGTGGCATCTCGTTATGAATGATTTTATATCAATATCTGCATTAAAGAATTGAATCAAGACTAGTTGACTTGCTAAATGTTTTTCAAGGTGGTCAATTGCCATTTGATCTAATTCAGCATTTACTTTGTCAATGTCTATTTCTTCTTTCTCAACTGGTTTTTTAGGTATTACCCAGTTGAAATCTGAATTTAATTTATCAGATTCTTGATATTCAATCTTTTGGGTCTTACAGTCATAAATCTCTTTTGAAATTTCAGAAGCATTTTTCTCTTTATCAATTACTAAGAAAATCACGTTGATAGAGGTGTCTTCAAATCCATTTTGAATCTCATTCAATTCAACAAGGTTATTCCCTACCAGCTCTCTCATTTTCTTTTCAGATTGACGATAAGCAATACCAGGAAACATAATATAAAATCCGTATCGTTTCGTATAAGTTAGTGACTTCAACAGAAAAATATCATCAACAACACCAGATTTTTTCCACGGATATAATTCTTTAATAGCCTGTTGGTCTTCTTCTGGTAAATCTTTCAATTTCAAAGAATAAGGTGGGTTCATTGCAATTGCATCCACTTGTATATCTGATTGATAAGTGAAAAAGCTCTGATTATGTACGATTGCATGAGGGAAATTTGTCTTCAATGCTCCACAACTTTCCTGCTGAATTTCTACCGCATAAAAATCAGTCATACTTATAAACTGCTCCAACTGTCCAGAACCTGCAGCACCATCAAAGACAGATACATTCTCACCGCAATACTGCTTCACTTTCTTAGCTAAGTATTCACGCAAAGGCTTCCCTGTCACATACTCAGCAAATTTATTGGCTTTCTCGCGGTTATTATGCTCAACGAACGTCATAACATCACCTCATCCCCAACTTTCACTTTTTCGTACACGTCCTTCGTAACCACGAACACTCCATAATCACGTATTGTAAGCGTGTATAACTTACCGTGTCGTCCTTTCTCGACGACCTTACCGAATACTTCAGTGCCTGCGTTATCCGCCTTATAAATAACCATCGGCTTCTTCTCTTCCAAATCTCGAATCCTGTCCATCTGCCAGATATTCAATCCAGCAGATATCAGAATCCAGATAGCTATGAATCGTTTCAATCTGTGACCTCCTCAATAGTGAATTTAATTCGATGACTTCCAATGTTGAAGAAATTATCAACACCTATTTTCTTTTCACTTGATACAATTTTCATTGCAGCTTCCATCACTTTTTTGCCAAATAAAAATTGATTTTCATAAAATCGTTTTTGAATTTCATCCAGTTTTTGATAAGGCGATACATAGTTTTGTTCAACCGCCATTTCTTCTTCAAATCTCCTCTTTTCATCGTCAGGAGAAAGGGAATGATTGTAGATTTCTGGAAAGTTAAGTTCTTTTAATTTCTCCAATCCTCTCATCATCTCTGAATAAGCATTTCTTTCTTTTGCATGTTTCTTATAATTCACAACGCCTGGTTGTTGTTTAGCTAAAAATTTAATCTCTGCATTGGAAAGTTTGTACTTGATACACATCTGGGCATCTATCCAAAAAACATCTGCGTCTCCTCTATGCCAATTAAAATCATTTCTTTCTAAATCTAATAGCAAATCAACCACTTCTTGACCACGTTGGCTTTCTAGCAATTCATTGCCAACAGGCTTAGTTGCCATAACCTCGGCAATCCATTCTAACCAAACACTGTCTTCCATCACTCCACCTCCTTTAACTCGCCCTCCCAATCGCTGGCAGGGTGGACGCATAATTCCGTTCCGTTGTAATAAACAAATTCCTTTTCACCATAATTATTTTCTAAAACCCAGCCTTTTATGGTTTTAACCCCGTCAAAAGCCTTGTGTGTATACTTTGCAATTTTCATCACTCTAGCTCCTCAATCTCAATCCCTGGGCAATCGAATACCCAGCCGAAGTTTGCTTCTTCTAGTTCTTTTTTTGTAAAACTTTCTTTGTATGCTAAAGAAAAAAATATTTTCCCAGTTCCATCTTTAGCAATGTAGTGTTTTGTCGCTCTAATCTTCACCAAATACCGCTTCTCTTTTTCGACCTCGTAGCCGTCAAGCCATGCACGAGCGAAGAGTTCTTGTTTTTTCCAATCCATTAGCCATTCATACATTTCAGGGCATGGCAGTTGAATAGCACCACCTAAAGATAAATCTCCTTTTTCCTTACACTCCTTAATCCAATCCGCCACAAACTGCGGAACTTTGACTTTTTCTGGTTCGTCTAGTTGTTTGATTGTGTCGATGATTCTATCTACATCAATACAATTGATAAATCTACTTTTACTTTCTTTTAAGTCGTTACAATAATCAATCAATTCCTGTTTATTCATCTTCTAACTCCTTAACTTATCTTATGGCTTTCCAGCTCTCCAAATTCTTGCCCATGGTTTACAAAATATGAACCAATCAGGATAGCGTCAGCTTCATCATCTTTGACGTTTATGTTAAATTCATCGGACACTTTAGCAATAGCCTGCAGCTTCATTGATTTTTTACTTCGGTCCTTATAGCTAAATTTCCAGTACTTGCGCCAGGTCGACACGTTCACAAAGTACACATTGTCAGCAACCAGTCGACCAAGAATGATACCTGTCACAATTCCAATGCTGATCATGGACTGCTGATTTGGCCCCATGACCGAGTTCTTCTCGACCACGATTGACTCAAAATGGCAGTCGTACTTCTGGAGCGCTCTCGATTGAATAGCTCGCAATTCACTAGCCATGAATCGACCACGTTCAAAGAACGATTTGCTTTTATGCTTTAAGACACCACTGTGGACAAGGTCAGAGCCGTGAAATACGACCCATCCTGTCGCAGTAGTTGAAATGTCCAACGATAATGTCAGATTTTTCATTGTAGCTCCTTTGCTATTGCAGCAATAACATTAACCGTCACGCTATTGCCTGCTTGCTTGTATAATTGACTGTTAGAGTTGACCTCTTGCGCTTTGTCAAAAGCCCAATCAGGAAAACCTTGTAATTTCCAACACTCGCGAGGTGTTAGCTTGCGAATACGATAGCCATCGGTTACTCCAAAACTACCAGCTCGAACAGTGCTACCTCCACCAGATGATGTTAATGTTCCAACCTCATCTTTTATGATTTTGTTGTAAAAGTCTACAATTTTGACCAGGTTATTTTCTTGATAACTATTACTCGTTATGGTAGGAGCGATGTCATGTTCTCCACCGTGATTATATCCGTGTGATCTTTGAATGATTTTTACACCCTCTTCCTTATTCGTTGCGAGAGTAGGAGCTAGGCCATCAGCTTGATAGACTTCCCCATTCATTCCGTTGCCAGATGGGTTTATATTCCCAATTTTCATGACTGATTGGTTACTAGTTGACTGGTTTTCTCCGCTGAGAGGAAAAATTCTTCTGGTACGTTCTCTTCTAAGATGTCCGATAATGAACACACGTTCTCTGTTTTGGGGGACTCCAAAATTCTTGCTGTTAAGCACTTGCCATTCCACATTGTACCCCAATTCATCCAAGGTTGAGATAATGGTCTCGAATGTAACTCCCTTGTCATGGTTGAGGAGTCCCTTGACATTTTCAAGGAATAGATATTTAGGTCTGAGAATAGATGCGAACCTAGCAATTTCAAAGAACAAAGTTCCTCGTGTATCTTCAAAACCTCGTCTGTGTCCCGCAATGCTGAAAGCCTGGCACGGAAATCCTCCACAGATAACATCCACACTTCCGAATCTTCGAATAGACTCATCTGTGACTCTTGTAATGTCATGTAATTCAATTTCTCCTTCTGTGTTATGTATAGCTTTATAACTAGCTCTAGCGAATTTGTCTATCTCACAAAATCCTATACATTTATGGCCGGCAGACTCCATGCCTAAACGAAAACCGCCAATCCCTGCGAATAAATCTAAAAATTTCATTCTGTTACTTTCTAAAAAAATGCGACTGCCTTTGTGATAATTGGCTAAATACGGGCAGTCGCTCGTCCAAGGTCACATGACCTTCATTGACGTTTTCTAGTTCGCAGTTTTACAAGAATACACGGCTTGTTGGTTTTTGAGTTGTTTCCAAAATGGAAACAGTTGGTTTTGGTTATTTTGATTCTTCAACAGCAAACATATCCTCGAATTCATCTGTCTGCTCTTTAAATTTCATCGGACTGTCCCCTCTGAAATAAAATCCATTGTCATCCAATTCATCTTTAACCCCTGTCGCCCAAGACAAGAAAATTGAGCCTTGGCAGTCAGGACAGTTCATGAATTTAAAGTAAGGCGGGACTTTCCACCGCTTCGCACATCCGCAAAATGGGCATTGTAAATCGACATCTACCTTCTCATTTTGTTTCTGCGAAACCGCTGGACTTCCGCTAAACTTTGCTGAAAACCTGTCTGTGACTTCTTTGATATTGACATGATCAATTTCAGCTAACTTCTCAGCATCAATTTTTAAAACAGTCCCTGCATTCTCAGACTCTTTCTGACTCAAATCCTCAAGGATTTCGTCAGACCCTGTAACCATTTGATAGGCTTTGAATAAGGTTTGATAGTCAAGTTCCTGCGCTCGCTCAAAGCTCAATTTTACGTCATCTTGTTCAATATAAATTTTCATTCTTTCCTCACTTTTTCAAACTTAATAATTACTTTCAATCCAGTCACTCGGTAAATTTCTTCGTCTGAAGCATCCTCTTTCAATAGCTTCAACGCAACATCTTCCATGCTTTGAAACGCTCCGATATACTCATCGAACTCTCTGCACGTTTCGCAGTAATCTGGCTCTTCATAGCGACCCAACGTATACCAGCCGCCAAGATGATTTTCGTAGAGATGAATCATCAGATTACCTCCACGCGTCGGGTCAACGCTTTCGATTTGCAATATTCGCAATGGCCGCACGGCTTCGCCTTCTCTTCGCCTCGCTTGACCTTATCAAGGCGCTGGATAAGCACGGACAGCTTGGTCAACTCATAATCGAGTATTTCCTGCGACTCAAAAGCAATCGCTCTGGTATCAGGGTACGGCTCTTTTGTCACTGCGTAGATGATAGGGAGGAACTCTTTGCCATATTCTTCTTCCAACATCTTCTTGTAAGCTGCCATTTGAAGAATATATCCCCAAGCTTCAAACCAACGGACTTGAATATTTCGCCCACTTGCTTCATCCTGAACCCATACCTCGGTATCAATGTCTGATTTTGTGGTCTTAATGTCTACAAAATAGCCTTTTTCGACATTGAGGCAGTCAATCTTGCCTTTAAATTCCACTCCTTCGATTTTGCCTGTGACAGCAACCTCTTTCTGGCCGACGTAACACTCCATAAATTCCTTGTCAGCTTCCAGTCGCTCAATCATTCGCTTGCCAACCAGAAAGTCAGATTTTAACTGACCTTTGGTTTTACCAGCTTTTGAAATCATGGCATCCGCATTTTCATCCATAAACTTCTTGTGTGCTTCTGGGCTTTCAAAATAGCTGTGAACCATGTTACCAACCAAAAGAACTGTGTTATCTCGTTGGTCTTCCCACTCTCCCTCTAGCTCTGCCAATGCCCGTGCTTCACACTCTCTAAATCGCTTGTATTGCGAGATAGACCAGTAGCGACGTGCAGAAGCTGCTGAATAGTAGTCTTTACCAAGTAAATCCATTGTCATTCCATTTCCACCCTTTCAGCCTTGCTTGCCATTTCAGGCATTGCTCGGACAATAATTCCTAACTCTTGAGAAATAGCCTTGAATTGCTCTTTGACTTGACGCATATTTTTTTCAGGGAAAATAATTTCCATATTTTGGTATCGATAACCATATTTTTTAGCCATATTCTCAGAAGCCATATTTTGAGATTTTAGGCCTGTTTCTTTCTCAATGGTATAATTGTCCTCTGAACTGGTTTCAGGCTTAAATTCAGGCTGTTTTTGAGCGTAGAATCGACTCTGAGCTTCTTGTTCTGCTTCTGCTTTGGTCCGTCTAAGCTCATCTGCGTCTGCATGTAGAATATTGATAGTATCCAAAGCAGAGCTCCCCTCTCTTAGCAAATCAACGTACTTTTCAGGGTTCAAACCTTTAGCTACCGCGATAGCAGTCATTTCATCTATACGCTTTTTCAACTCGGCTTCCGCTTTAGCTCGTTCAGCTAATGCCTTATCATCAAGAATTGCTTGCAAAACATCAGCAAGTTTCGCTCCCTTGTCATAACTGCGAATGTAGACAGTAGGTCCGAGACCAGCTTTAGCTGC